TTCGTCAACTTCAAACCTATGTAATTTTGCGTGACGGTCAAACCTTGATTGAATCTCAGGTAATGTGAGGTTTCGCATACACCATTTGTCCATTGGTGTAAGTTAATAAACCCTTATACAACCTACACCTTTCACAAAACTCATGCCTAGCAAATATAAAATTACCAATGAATACAAACTGTGGCTCTGTAAATATAGCCTGCTGTTTCTTGTTGTCATACTTTTTGGGCCATTTGAATTCTGAACCTACATTGTCTTTCCACCATTGTGATTCTGTTATCTGTGTAATTATTTCCTTAGCCTCACGTTCAGCAGGGGAGTTATTTGGAGATGTCTTGTATTCCTTTATTGCATCTGCTAGTTTACCCATGTGTATTTACCTCCAGATTCTAACAAAGAATTTGTCTTATTTAATAGTTTGTCAATCTCTGCCTCTGCCTTCTCCTCAGTTGAGAACCATTGTTTTTCTTCCATAAGTTTTGCAACTGCTTGGGCGTGTGTGACAGGATTGGTAAATACATATCTGATGTAAGTTGGCTTGTCCATATGTTCTCTCATGCTTGTGTTTCTTTCTCCTGGTGTACTCATTCCTAATGTCTGTAGTGAGTCGTTTAGCATCTTGATTGCCCTGCTTGCATGTTCCTTTGTTGACAGTTCTTCCAAGTCCAATCTTGTATAAGCGTGTGTCAATCTGCACAGGTCCTCGTATGTTCTGATGTCAACTGACAATGATTCATCCTTTTGTTTTACCTGTCTCAACTCTGACCACCATTTTGTAAGTACGTCGTCAACGTCATCAGGTATTACAGGATTCAAGGTCTTTGCATAGTTTACAAACTTCATCATCTGTTCCTTGTCAAGTGCAGCAGTTATCTCTCCTCTTCTTACTTTCATGATATGCTTTGCTATTGCCAAATCATCATCCATGCTTGGAATGTCTCTTACAAGAAATACCAATCCAAATCTTGATAACAATGAATCAGGCAGATTGATGTTTTCATTGATTGATAACTCTGGATTCCATCTGCTTTTCTTTGGATTGCCTGCTGCAATTATAGACACCTTGACTTCCCATGTAATGTCTATGCCAATCTTTCTCAAGCTGAACTGTTGAGACTCCATTATCTCATGGCAGTATGTCCTGTCTGTCTCGTTCATCTTCTCAATCTCGTCTAGTGCTGCAACTCCACCATTACATAGTGTAACTGATCCAGGCTTTGCAATACGAGTTCCGTCTGATAAATTGTCAACCCCACCGAATAACCCTGCTCCGCTTGCTGATTTCCCACTTACGTAGTCTGATTTCTTTACAATTTCCGTAACGAATTTGAGCAACTGTGTCTTGGCTAAACCAGGATCTCCTAGCAGTAACGTGTTGATGTCTCCTCTTGCTGTATCGGTTTGAACCCCCCCTAAACAGGTCAAAAGTAGTCCTTCCTTGATCAGGTACATATTTCTGATGTGAGGAGCAAATGACTTTATGACTTCGGTCTTGTCCAAGTCCTTGAACTGCTGTATCTCCTCCTCAGTTGGTATGATAGGTTTTTCATCTGTCAATCTATACTCGCTAATGTCAAAGAATCTGTGATATGTAAGGTCCTTTGGTGTTCTCTTTCTTGACCTCAAAGTTCCACGTAGGTTTAACTTAGTTCCTGGTTGTATCTGTACTATGTTGTCTCCATAGATGAATCCTGTAAGGTGTATTGGATTTGCCTCTCCCTGTTCTGTCATTAGGACTTTTCGTAGTTGACCTTTGGTTACTTGTTTCTCAAAACATTCCAAGTTGCATCTGTCACATCTGTGCTTTTTTGGTATGTCTCTCCAATCAGCAAAGTCCTCTGGGTAGTGCCATTGTTTTTCATGCGTACAGTTTGGACATTTGTAAATTACAAGCTGTGCATAATGCTCTATCTCTGATTGTCCTGCTATTATTGTTTGCAGCAATACGTTTCCGTCATTCTCATTTATTGGTCGAAGTTCTGCAAGTTTTAAAAGGTTACAGGTCTCTCCGTTCTTATCTATAAATGATGTCATTCCTTTAGACTCTCCCTAATGAGATAACATATCTCTCTTGACGTAAGTTTACCCCATTTCTCTTTAAACTTTACAAAGTCAACTTCATAACATTGAGGAATATAGGTATCGTGTCTCACGATTATCTATACGTATAGTCCTATTATTATATCTTGCTCTGTTGATTGAGTTATGTGGTTTGGACCTAGTAACTATTTTGCAGCATGGACATACTGTAACGTCTTTATGATAATATACCTCGCATTTGGTACAACGTCTGTGGTTGTCGTAGATTGGCTTTGTGGTCTTTGCACACTTTAGTCTATAGCATATGCCATGACATGCTCTCACAAAATAAAGTACCGTACCGTACTTATAAAGTTTTTGGTCAAATAAAAAAGGGGTTAATCCCTGCCGTACCAGGAGTTTTGTTCTAACATCTCTTGTACTAAGGGTGCTGCTAATTCAGCTTGTTCTTGTTTGTCCTCAACAGTAGCATATCTTGAATTATCTTGTAGATATTTCATATACTTTGTATTTGCATCAGAGTAATATGTTATGTAGCCTTTAGGATTAACGTTAGTCTTTCCCTCATACTCATATACATCTTCACATCCTAGCAAAACTTTGTGTTTGTCAGCATACAAATGACTATCACATATTGGATCTAGGTCATATCTGTCAGAGTTTTTGGTGTATAACTCAAAGTCTAATGCCTGAATACCTTGCCATGCACCATGATGGTCATAGAATACATCATCAGCACCATTGGCTTTGTTAGCATATTCTGCTGACAATACATAATGCTCTAATGTCTGTTGTGCTTGACATTCTTGGATAGCCTGTAACAAGTCTCCTACTTGACCCTTTATCTCAATGTTGTTGTACTTGCCATGTTCAAACTCTGAGATAACAAATGATGTTCGGTCCTGTATTGCTGCACTATTACCAAGTCCTCTTTGACATTCATCTAGTTGTTTTAACAATCTTAGATGTGTTGACTCAGTTGCAGTAGCTTCTCCACCATAGAGTTTCTTTTCTAATTTGTCAATTAGTTTTTCCTCTGGAGTTCTGTCATCTACAAACTCTACAACTTCTGGAACTGCTGTGAGTTTGGCATACTCTTCAGCATATTGTTCTTCAGTAAGAACATGTTTGTAAAATTCCAGATCTTCAAGTGAGAAAGGATCTACTTCTCCCTCCCAAACACATTGGTATGTGGTAGAAGATTCAAGCCAACAACTTTGACCATGATAGTCAAATGGTACTTGTACTGTTGATTCTTCAGCATATGCAAAAGTTACACCGATTGCTAATAGTGCAACTAATGCGAATGTTTTCTTAATCATTAACGTTTTGATGTACTGTGTTTATTTAATTGTTTTCTTTTTGCATGATATTTTTTCATGTATGCTTTTCTTTCCTCTATTTGTTCAGGAGTATAATTTTTGCATCTTTGTCTTTGTAGTCTTGCTACCTTTTCTTTGTTTTTAATCCTATACTCATTACTTTTCTTTAAACGTAATTTTCTGTTTTTGGTATAATATTCTCTGCCTCTTCTAAGTGTATCAACATACAAACATTTGGCACACCATTCTTTAGGGCGACCTCTGTACCACTCTAGTTCCTTGCCACAACCTTTACAATTATTGTTTTTTACCATGAATTAGATCTAACATATTATCCTCTAACCTGTCTATAACTGTTTCTCCGCACTCTTTAATATCTGCAATATTGAGTACGATAAGTTTGATACCTGCTCCTCTAAAGAGTTCATTTCTTTCTTCTGTTTTTCTAACTTTTCTATCATGGATTGAACCGTCAAGCTCAACGATAATAATTCCGTACTCTCTATCATGACATAGGAGGTCAGGGTTTTTCCATCTAAATCGTTCGAGTTCTTTACGACCAACTGATTCACTAATTCTGCATAAGTTTCCGTATTCTTTGTCAAATCCACAGTACCATTCCCTCTTGAAATCCATATGGAATCTTTCCTTTAAAAACTGTTTTAGCCTGATTAGTTGGTCTAGGTCAGATTGTCCTTTTTGTTTGGTTCTCTGACCAAAGGCTATTCCAGATTGTTTACCTCTTGCCACAATTTCGTAACGGATTGCTACTATTTAAACTGCGATAATAAAGTGTACGTCTATGAATGGTGGTTTGTTTTCGTGTGCTGCACCACCACCTGTTGATGCGTTAGTTAATGAAGTATTACCTGTGTTCGTAGCCACAGGAACTGTTGCAGGATTGTAAGCATCTAACCCACCCCCACTTGTTGAACCATAAGACGAGTGATTGTGTGGGTTTGGGGATATAGCGTGAGTGTGTGATGGCATTTCTGATTCAGTTAATGTATGTGTACTTGAACCGCCTGTTGTTCCTCTGCCTGCATCATTAGTTGCTGCTCTAGGAAACTTGTTGCTTGTTACA